ACGGGCCGTCAGTGCTTGGCCATCGAGCTGGCCCCTGAGTACGTGGACGTCGCCGTCAAGCGCTGGCAGGCGTTCACGGGCAAGGACGCGACCCTCGACGGCACCGACCGCACGTTCAACGAGATCGCGGAGGAACGCCATGTCCCGGCCTAAGAAGGGGCAGGAGCATCCTCGCGAGGATTTGCACCCGAAGATCAAGATCATGTCGGCCATCGGCATCCCGCACGCGCAGATTGCGGGCGTGCTGAAGATGGGGCTGGACACGCTTCACAAGCACTACAGAGACGATCTCGATTATGGCGCGACGGAAGCTAATACGGTTGTCGGCGGCAAGATATTTGAAGCGGCCAAGCGCGGGGAAAGCTGGGCGTGTAGCCTCTGGGCAGCCAAGCGCATGGGATGGCGCGACACGACTGATCTGAACATCAACGGGTCTTTGACCATTACCAGAGTTGAGCGCTCGATTGTCCACCCTGACAATTAAGACCGCCAAGGTCTTCGAGCCGCTTCTGCATCCCAAACGCTACAAGGGAGCCCATGGCGGCAGGGGGTCGGGCAAGTCTCACTTCTTCGCGGAAAGCCTGGTTGAGGATGCCATACGCTTCCCCGGCCTGCGCGCCGTCTGTATCCGCGAGGTGCAGAAGTCGCTGGCGGAAAGCGCCAAGAGGCTGATCGAGGACAAGATCCAGACGCTTGGCGTCGGCACGCTGTTCAACGTCCTCAAGACGGAGATCGGCACGCCGGGCGGCGGGGTCATCCTGTTTCAGGGTATGCAGGACCATACAGCCGAATCTATCAAGTCGCTGGAAGGCATGGACCGGGCATGGATCGAGGAAGCGCAGACCCTCAGCGACAAGAGCTGGCGGATGCTGCGCCCGACTATCCGTAAGGACGGCTCGGAAATCTGGGCAAGCTGGAACCCGCGCCTGAAGGTCGATCCGGTCGATAAGTTCTTCCGCTCACAGAAAGGCGATCCGGCCATTGCCTGCGTGCAAGCCAACTGGCGGGATAACCCATGGTTCCCCAAGGTGCTCGAAGCTGAAAGGCAGAGAGACCTGAAGAACGATCCTGATGCCTATCCCCATGTCTGGGAGGGCGACTACGTCACCATTCTTGCGGGAGCGTATTATTATGCCGCTCTCAAGGATGCCGAACGGGAAGGGCGCATCGACTTCGTTCCGGTGGACCCCAACCTGCGCATTTATGCTTGCTGGGATATAGGCGGTCCCGGTCGGAAGGCCGACGCAATGACCATCGTCATTGCTCAGTTCGTTGGCCAGAAAATCAATGTGCTCGACTACTGCGAGGGCGTTGGACAGGTTTTGGGCTATTACACCGACTGGCTGCGCGAGCGCGGCTGGTCCAAGGCGTTTTGTATCGTCCCGCACGATGCCGCGCAGACGCACGCAGATAACCCGACCGGAATAGACTTTGAGGCGCAGCTTCGGGCCGCAGGGTTCCAGACCCGTAAGATTCATAGTCCGCCCGGCATCATCATGCAGCGGATCGCGACCACGCGCCGGCTGTTCCCGCGCATCTGGTTCAACCGGGAAAAGACCGAAGGATTACGCGCCGCGCTGGGCTGGTTCCACGAGAAACGAGACGAGGAACGTGGCATTGGCCTCGGACCTGATCATGATTGGGCGATCCATGGCGCAGACGCCTTCGGGCTCATGTGCATCGCTTACGAAGAGCCGAGGACAACCGTGCAGAAACTGGCCCTTCCCACCTTTGGCGCTGTCTGATGGCCTATAGCGATACATCCGCCCCCGAAGCCGAGGAGATGAAGCTGGGCGATGCCGAGCTTCTGTCCATCCTCAAGGCCGAGAAGCTCAACAGCGTCGGCTTCGAGAACGGCACGGAACTGGAGAAGAAGCGCAGGAAAGCGCTCGAATACTCCAAGGGCGAGATGAATGACGTCCCCAGCCTGCCCAACCGTTCCAAGGCGGTAAGCACGGATGTGGCCGACGCCATCGAAACGGTCCTGCCCGACCTCATCGAGATATTCACCGGTGGGGAGGATGTGGCCTCCTTCGATGCGCAGGGCGAGGAGGATGAGGAAGCCGCCAAGCTGGAGATGGAATACGTCCAGTACGTGGCCTTCCGTAAGCTCAACGGCTGGCGCCTGCTCTATACGGCCATCAAGGATGCACTCCAGGTCGACACCGGCATCATCGAGACATGGTGGGCGGACGAGGAAAAGACCGATGAGCAGACATTCGAGGGCATTACTGCGCCCCAGCTGATGATGCTGGAGCAGGACGGCTATGAGATAATCGAGCGGGAAAGCCTCGGTCCGGCTGTGGATGGCGTTGAGCTGTTCCGCGTCAAGGCGATGATGACCTATGACGCTGGCTGCATCAAATCGGCCAACATCGACCCGACTAACCTTTCGGTTGCACCTGACACAATCAACATTGCCGACGCCACTTATTGCGTGGTGCGCAGCTATCCAAGGGCGCAGAGCCTGATTGATCAGGGCTTTGACCCCAAGCTGGTGGCGAAGCTGCCGGACTACCCGAACAAGGGGGATGAACAGACCGAGCTGAGCCGCGACCTTGCCAGCGAGAGCGATGCAACGGCCGGCGGGGCGAGCAACAAGCTCCTCCGCACGGTGCAGGTTCTGAAGCATTGGGTCAGGATCGACGCCAACGACGATGGCAAGACCGAGCTGTGGCGTATCCAGACGGATGACCAGTGCTCGATCATCCTCGATAAGCGGCAGGTGAACCGGATCGGGCTGGCGGTAGGCACGCCCTTCATCCAGACCCACCGCTTCTATGGCCAGTCGCTGGCTGACAAGCTGACGGAGATACAGAAGATCAAGACGGCCCTCGTTCGCATGATGCTGGACAGCGGCTATTTCGCGATGAACCAGCGGGTCGAGATTGCGAAGGACCTCGCCTCGGAAGAGACCGTCGATGACGTGCTCAGGAACGAGCCGGGCATGCCGATCCGGGTTCAGAAGCCGGGCGCGGTGACGGCGATACAGGCCGGCCAGCTTGGCTTCGATGTGCAGACAGCGCTGGAATACGTCTCGACCATGGCCGAGCAGCGTTCGGGCATTGTCCGCAATGCGCAGGGGCTCAATCCCGACACGCTGCACGACACGGCCAAGGGCGCAATGGCGCTCATGTCGATGGCGCAGAAGCGGGTGCGGATGATTGCCCGCGTGCTGGCGGAAACGCTGGTCAAGGACTGGTATCTGAACATTCACGCGCTGAGCCGCACGCATAACACGCGCCGGGAGAAGATCAGGCTGCACGGGAAAGCGCCTGTGGACATCGATCCGAGCACGTTTGGCGAGCGTGCGGACATGGTGATCGAGGTCGGCGTCGGCTCTGGCGGGCGCGAAATGGAACTGATGGTGATGGAGAAGATGCTGGGCTTCCAGTCCCAGGTCATCCAGATGCAGGGCGGCTTGAATGGCCCCATCGTCACCGCGCCTAATGGCTATGAGCTTCTGAAGCGGTTTACGGAGCGGGCAGGGTTCAAGAGCCCGGAGCTTTTCTGGACTGATCCGAGCACGGCCCCGCCTGAGCAGCCCAAGCCCGACCCGGCCATGGCCAAGGTGGAGGCGGATGCAAAGGCGAAAGAGGCCGAGCTTCAGATGACTGGCCAGATGAAGGCGCAGGAACTGGAAGTCTCGACGCAGGCCAAGCAGGCTGAACTTGCCATGAAGGCGCAGGCTGACCAGCAGAAGGCCGAGACCGAGATGCAGGCCATGCAAATGAAGCTGGCCGCTGAGCGCGAGCTTGGGATTATCCGTCTACAGCAGGAGCGCGAACTGGCCATTCTCCGCATGGCGCAGGAAAAGGAACTGGCCATCTATCAGGCCGACCTCAACCATCAGGCCGCCTTGCACGCCAACGAGAAGAAGGCCGAGGTCCAGCGTGAGGCCAAGTCCTTCCGGCCGGGCGGGAGCCTTGCCGAATGAGCAATAACATCCAGCGCGCCGTTTTCGCCAAGGAAGCCCTTGAGGTCACGGGCGAGGCGTTCGAGACCGTGCGGGAACGGATGCTGAAGGCTGTTCTCGACGCCGACAGCGAGCCCAAGGCGTGGCAGGCATTGCTTGCCCTGCGTGGTCTGGAAGCCGCCCGGCGCCAGCTCCAGAACTTTGTCGATACCGGATCGATTGAACGCGAAGCCGCCAACCGGCGGGCAGCGGACTAACCCCGAGGAAAACCATGTCAGACGTTACAACCGCCCCTGTGGCGGATAGCGCCCCCTTGTCCATTGAACAGGCCGTCAAGCGCCAGCAGGAATTGCGCGCTTCGGCCAGAGAACCAGAACAACCCGCTGAGACCGAGGCCGATGCCGCGCCCGTCGAAGCCGAGCCAGAGATCGAAGCCGCCCCCCAAGCGGTTGACGACGCCGGAGAGGAGCCCACAGAGGCCAACCTTGAGGGTGAGCAGCAGGACGAAGCCGAACCGGCCCCGCCGGCAATCGAGCCCCCTGAAT